GAGAAGCATATGAAAAATGTGCTCATATCAAAAAAGTTCAAGATTTTCTAAAATTAAACGTGATCCCCTAAATTCTTTTTAGTATATTTGAGATACAGAGGAAAGGAAAGAGGGAGAGAGAGAGGGGAATGTGACGTTTCGCGACGTCTCCCGAGACGTAATTTAAATAAAATAAAATGAGAAACAGAGATTTATTCAAACAAAAGTTAGCCCGTATTGATGGAAAACTTAAAACAATCCGTGTAATGGCAACTCGTCAAGGTACTACTGTTCAAGATCTTGATAAATTACTAGATGATATTCATGAACAGTTAGCAGATATGGCTACAATGATTGAAAGAGAAGGTAAAGACGCTTACGGACGTTAATATAAAATAAAAGTTATGAAATTAACAGCAGAACAAATTCAAGGTAATTGGGATACATTTATCTCTAATATTGAAACCCACATCACGGGAGATCGTAAACAAGCACTTATTGATTTTTATAATCAATATCAAGAACGTGTTATGTTGATGCCCGCAGCTCACAAAAAAGAATACCATAACTCCTTTCCTGGAGGGTATGTTGAGCATGTAAATCGTGTTGTACGTTGTGCTTTAAAACAAGCTAAATTGTGGGAAGAAGAAGGATGTGATATGTCTACCTTCACTACTGAAGAACTTGTTTTTTCTGCTATTAACCATGACCTAGGGAAGATGGGAGATGAGAATCATGAATCATACATCCCCCAGGATGATAAGTGGAGACGTGAAAAATTAGGTGAGGATTATAAATTTAACACTAAAGTTCCATTTTCATCTGTTCCAGATCGTGGTTTATTTATGCTCCAATCACATGGTGTAATATATACTTTCAACGAAATGCTCGCGATACAAACGCATGATGGTTTATACGACGTAGCCAATGAGAAATATTTAAAAGCGTATATGCCCGAACAAAAACCACGTACTTCGCTACCATTTATATTACACCAGGCTGATTTAATGGCTGCACGTATTGAATTTGAGAGAGAATGGTTACCTAAGTTAAAAGGTAACGTGGAGGGGCAAGATAAGAATTTTACCTTAACAGACAAGCCGAAAGGCGCTACCAAGCAACAAAAAGCACTTGGTTCAATTAAAAGTGAAGGTTTAAAAAATTTATTAGATAACTTATGATTATTGCTATTATTATCTTATCAGTTTTAGTACTTGCCCTAGGGTATACTACATATAATCTTCTCCGTAAATTTGAAAAACAAGAAGATATCCTCGCAGGTTATCTAGATTACCTAGATAAATTATCGCGAGTAATAGAGGTTTCAGACGAAAAACTCAAACAAATTGATTCACGTGGTACATTTGAATCAGATGATGAGGTAGGTTTTTTCTTTCAACAAATAAAAGGGTTACAAGATATCTTAAACGACTTCCAGCTTAAGAAGCTTTGATAACCCTATGGCTATAAAGAAAACCCGAAGACCTAAGAGTAAAAACTACTTTACCCAAGAAACAGAAGATGCTATTGTATTATACAATGGCACTTCTGATACCGATGTCAAAAGTAAAATATACCAAAATAAAATTCATTATCCGTTTTTTAAATTAACGGAAAATATCATCCATACTTTTAAATTTTATTATACTGAGGTAGATGAGATTGAACATTTACAACATGAAGTAATCTGTTTTTTATTATCTAAAATTCACTTATTTGATCCCACAAGAGGGGCTAAAGCATATTCCTATTTTGGAACTATTGCCAAACGCTACCTTATTCTCCAGAATCAAAAGAATTATAAAAAACGTGTACATAAGGCTCCAGTGGATGAATTATTTAAAGATGATACTCATACCTATAGCATGGATGACCCAGATTCTAGTAAAGATCCATTATCAAAATACATAGATAAATTTGTAGAATATTGTACTGAAAATATATTTGAATTATTTCCTAAGAAAAAAGATGCTGAAATAGCAGATGCTATCTTAGAATTATTTCGTAAAAGAGAAAATATAGATGTTTTTAATAAAAAAGCACTTTATATCTACATTCGTGAAATGGTAGATGTTAAAACCCCTAAAATTACTAAAATAGCAAATCAGCTATATGCTATATTTAAGGATAATTATATTTTCTATCTCGAAAACGGATATGTAGAATTCGAATAAGGTTATATTTATACATGAATAAACACTATAAATATGAGTCAACAATTCGAAAAAACAGTATTTGGTAATAAGAAATTCTCGGATTTACTTGAGGAAATCTATAATAACCAAAAGCGCCGCGAAGCACAAGTAACCGCGCTTATATCCGAATTAAAACCGATGGTTTCTGATATTGGTGATGCTACACTTATTGTACCCCTCATTAAAGAATATATGGAGATTGGTGTTAAAAATGACGACGCACTGATTAAAATGGCTACGTTAGTACAACGTGCTTTAAATTCTACTAATGAAGATGGTGGTTTAGGTATCAGTGATGAGGAAAAGGCTCAATTACTTGAAGAAATGGAAAAACTCCAAACTAAATAATTATGGCTTTTGGAAATACTCCTAATAATCCACGTCCTAATAACCCATCCTCAGCACAACTTATACCTGGGAGGGTTCTTAATATAGACCAAACCTCAACTTTATCTAATGGAGATATTATGGTTGAACCTATGAAGGTTACAAACAACCTTCCTGGTAGTTTAGGTATTAAGGCATCTCCATTATTTCCTAATATTAAAAATTATCCTCTAAAAAATGAAACTGTATACCTACTTTCATTCCCTGGAGGTAACTTTTCAAATAACCCAGGTGATATAAAATATTACTATATTAGCCCAGTTAGAATTTGGTCTAATGCTGTAAATACAAATCCTACCCCAAATACTGCCGAAAATATCCAAGGTAGCAACCAGAATAAAAGTCTCCAAGAAGTAGAATTAGGTTCATCTAATATTTCAACTAAACAACAAACCACAAAATTTAAACCTGGAACCTATTTTACAGAAAAATCCAATATTTTTCCTTTATACCCTTTTGAAGGAGATTATATAATTGAAGGAAGGTTTGGTAATAGTATTAGATTCGGTAGTACAGATATACAATCTACTGATACAACACAAACACCTTTAAATAGCTGGTCTACTTTTGGTTTAAATGGTGATCCTATTACAATATTAAGAAATGGTCAAAACCCAGAATTAGGTAGTCCTGCTCAATCTACAACGATAGAAGAAATTAATAAAGATTTATCGTCTATATATTTAACTTCTACACAACAACTCCCCATTGAAGTATCATCTCAAAATGATTATTTATCATATGGGGAAGAAAAACCAAAATCTCCAAATACATATGCTGGTGCTCAAGTAGTTTTAAATTCTGGTAGACTACTATTCAATACCACCCAGGATCATATAATGTTATCTTCCCAAAAGAGTATTAATTTAAATTCTGTAGAGGGGGTTAATATTGATACTACGGGTCCTGTAGTTTTAGAAGCACCTGAAATTAAACTTGGATCTAATAACGCTACCGAATCTGTATTATTAGGAGATTCTACAGTAGATTTATTACAAAATTTAATTAGTGACCTATCTTCTTTACTTAAAATAATGGGATCTCAAATAGGTAATAATGGTATTCTTTTAGAACCAACGGCAACAACAGCACGTACAATAAGTAATAATTTATCTACTTATCAATCACAACTTGATAGTTTAAAGTCTAACATTGTAAAAGTAGAATAATGGCATTATTAAAACTAAAAGATCTTAACACCTTTTTAAATAATTTTAAAGAACAGGATAAAGAACAAACTTTTTCTGAAGCTGTTTTAGAAGCTTCGGGTATAAATATTCCTTTACCTACACAAGAAAAAGTAGTTGCTTTTTACAAGGAAGTTAAAGAACCCACAAATCCCTTAACAGAAATTAATCCCGAGGAATGGACTACTTCCCAATTCCTCGAGTACCAAAGTGATGTTAAAAAATTTCAAACGAAAAATCGTTTTAAAGGGATTAAAAATGCCGCTAAATTAAAACGAGAAAAAAATAAGGAAAAAAAAGAAAAAGAACGTAAAAAATTTAAATTAGATTTTATTACAGATCTATTTAAATCTATAAATAAAGAAACATCTGAAGAAATCCCAGAGGACCAAAAACCTAAGGGTGTTCAAAGATTAGGGGAACTAGCAGGTCGTATAACTAAATCACTAGCAAAAACCTGTATACCTGCTATACTTAATATAATAGAACAAACAGCATTAAATGAGTTTGAAGCTAAAAAATTAGAAGTTAGAGAAGAATTAGGTATAAATGAACAAATAGAAAAATTATCATCACTAACTGATCCTGCTAAATTACAAGAAGTAAAAGATAGGTTATGTCCTACACCTGATGTACTAGAAAATATTATAAGACAAAGGGATGGTATAGTTGAGTTTCTAAATAACCAACAAGTAAAAGTTAATAATTTAAGAATTAGTGCTGATACTACAGGGGATGTAGCAGATGGTCTACAAAAAACTTCTACACGTACAGAATTTGCAATTTTAATAGGAAACCAGGCAGCTAAATTTTCAACTTTTGGTCCTATATTAGCCCCTGCTAGATCTATAATTACAGATTTAGATATAGTTAACCAATTTATTAAATTTAAAAAAGATGGTAGTCCTCGTTTCCCACCATTAAGAGGAGCAGTCAGTAACTTCTCAGTACCTTTAAATCAAGTTAATACTATGATTACAAAAATAGTACAAGCATTAGCTCCTATAGATGAAATTATAACCTTATGTTCTCCCAATTCTACATTAAACACCTTATCTACAGATGTATTAACTACAGTAGCAGTACAGTTATCAGCAGAAGAAACAGATGATGGATCTTTATATAAAGGGTTTAGATTAGAGATTGAAGAAAAACCTTACACTGATACCGTAACCCAAAGAAGAGCAGTAGGTCTAAACGCCTCAGGTGTTGTACTTATTGCTAGTGAATTTTCATTTGCATCAGACCCTCAAGTATTAATTAACGAAATTAAATTTATCATTGATAGAGATAATTTAAAAGCATATTAAATCAATATTTATAATCATGAAACTAACAGAATTAAGAAAAGTAATTAGAGAAGAAGTGAAAGCAGCTATCCAGGAAGAATTAAAAGATATTCTCCTTGAAGCGGTTCGTTCACCAAAACCTTCTATTACCGAAGGTGTTTCAGTTGCAGCAACTACAAAACCAGACCCAGAAGCACAAAAAGCCTTTAGACAACAAATGTTATCTCAAATGGCGGCAGGTAATGGAAATATGAATTTAACAACAGCAGATACTAACACCTTTAGACCGGCAGGACCAGCAACTGCTGAAGGCTCCTCCCTACCTGAAGGTAATGTTGGTTTAGACCAAATTATGGGTCTAATGACAAATAAATAATGGCCTATAACGCTCAACAAATATCACCAATTGATTTTAAACCTAGTGTAGGTGTAGGGGTATCCCTACCTTTTAATGGTAAATCTTGTTTTAATACAACATTTACTACACAAGAGGCTATTAAAAGTAATTTAGTTAATTGGTTTTTAACAAATCAAGGAGAGCGTCCTCTAAATCCCAATTTTGGAGGTAATTTAAGACAATTTTTATTCCAACAAATCTCAGAAGATACTCTTGAATTTCTAGAAGAAGATATCCAGTCCCAATTAAGTACTGTTTTCCCTAGTGTCATTGTAGATAGTCTAGAAGTTACAACCAACCCCGATTATAACTCAATAACTGTAGTGCTTAAATACAGTGTAGAGAGTACAAACATAAGTGATGAATTAAATATAACCTTTGACTAATGGCTATAAATAGAGACATAAAATATATTAATAGGGATTTCGGGAACCTTAGACAGAATTTAATTAATTATTCTAAGACTTATTTCCCAACCACCTATAATGATTTTACAGAATCATCACCAGGTATGATGTTTATGGAATTATCTGCTTATGTAGGTGATGTTTTATCTTTTTACCAAGATAACCAATTCCAAGAAACATTTTTACAGTATGCTCGTGAAGCTAAAAACTTATACGATCTAGCTTACATGATGGGTTATAAACCCAAAACTACAGGTGTAGCTTTAGTAGATGTAGATTTTTATCAAACGGTACCTGAATCAGCAGGTGCTCCTGATTATAATTATGCTTTATTAATAAGTGAAAACTCTCAAATATCTTCCCCTTCAGGAATTCAATTTTTAGTAGAAGACCCTGTTGATTTTGATACATCTTCATCATTAGATCCTACAACTGTATCCATATATGAGCAATCTGGAGGTATAGTAAATACATATCTTTTAAAAAAAACTAGAAAAGCTATATCAGCTACTATAAATGAAACAACCTTTTCATTCTCTTCCCCACAAGAATTTGCTACTCGTAGTATCACAGCGAATAACATCATTGGTATTTTAGATATTGTAGATTCTGATGGTAACGTTTGGTATGAAGTACCTTATTTAGGTCAAGAAATGGTATTTGATTCTATAAAGAATACAAATCCAAATGATCCTAATTTCTCTTCTCAAGGTGGAGATTCACCCTACTTGTTAAAATTAAAACAAGTCTCTAGAAGATTTGCTACAAGGTTCCAATCACCAACCACACTACAAATTCAATTTGGTGCAGGTACATCTAGTGACACAAACGAAGAAGTAACCCCAAATGCTGATAATGTTGGTTTAGGTTTACCATTTGAAAAAGACAAATTAACAGCTGCTTATTCTCCCCAAAATTTTATTTTTACGGATACTTATGGTATTGCTCCTTCTAATACAACTTTAACAGTTAGATATTTAACAGGAGGAGGTGCCACAGCAAACGTACCTGCAGGAAGCCTAACTACCTTATCTAACAGTACAGTTGAATTTCAAGTAGCAGGATTAGTAGGTAATTTAGCAGATGACACATTTAACTCACTTCAAGTAAACAATCCCCTGGCAGCATCAGGTGGTAGCGATGGAGATACAAATGAAGAAATTAGACAAAATGCTATATCCAATTTCTCAACTCAATTACGTAGTGTAACTCAAGATGATTATTTAGTTAGAGCATTATCAATGCCTCCCAAATACGGAGTTATATCTAAAGCATATATTGAACAAACCAAACTAAACACCTTACTCCCAGGTGAGATACCTTCAACTTTATCACTATATGTTTTAAGTGCTAATGCTGAAAATAACTTAACATTAGCAGGTAGTGCCTTAAAACAAAATCTTCAAACTTACCTATCTCAGTATAGAGTAATAGGTGATTCAATTAATATTAAAGATGCTTTTATAGTAAATATAGGAGTTGATTTTGAAATTACTGTTAGACCTAATTTTAATAGTAATGAAGTATTAAGAAAGTGTTTAATTGAATTACAAACATATTTTAATATTAACAATTGGCAAATTAATGAACCTATTCAAATAAGTGAACTATTTTTGTTATTGGATAAAGTTCAAGGTGTTCAAACTGTTAAAAATGTATTCATTAGTAATAAAGTAGGGGAATCCTTAGGTTATTCTAAATATGCTTACGACATCCCAGGAGCAACATTAAATGGTGTAATTTATCCATCAATTGACCCTATGATATTTGAAGTAAAATACCCTACAAGTGATATTAAAGGTAAAACAGTAAATATGTAATTATGGGACTTTTAGATAGATATAATAAAGCAACAACATCTCAAAATGCTGGTTTAATTAGAGATCCACAAACACCAATCCAAGCACCTGATTCTGTATCTTTTAATCAAGATAATTTTAAAGGTTCAAGTTTAGATTTGGAAAATCCAAACCCATTAGGTGGTCCTATTAATGTATCTTATACTACTCAAGTAGGTGAAGACATAGTAACTTCCCCAACTACCCAACCCTATACCCCTAAAAACACTTACTCAGATAGTTTTACTAGCCCAGAATTAAAAGCACGAACCATAGATCCTTACAAATAAGATGGCAGTATATAAAATTTTCCCATATCAAGATACTACTTTGTATTCAATGTATCCTCAAATGAATACTGGTATAGATCCTATTAGTCAAGTTTCTAATTTAAACTTTGCTATTGATAGTAATCCTTCTGTAGCTAGAACATTAATCCAATTTGATAATGATGAGATTAATAACACTATCGAAAATGTTATCGGTAGTACTAATTTTCAAACTAGATTAAGATCTTATATTGCAACAGCTCAAGGTATTGTTGAATCCTCTATTTTAGAAGTTTGGCCCATAGCAGTATCCCCAGATTCAAACATTGGCTGGAACCAAGGTACTGGTACATATTTAGACCAACCCCTAACAACTGATGGTGCTTGTTGGGAATCACCATTTTTTGCTGGAGATAACCAATGGCCTATTGGGATTCCTGATACATATGGAACACCCTCAGGCTCATATAATGTACAATATGCTGCTATTGGTGGGGGTGCTTGGTATACAGGTTCAGGGGGTAACGATTTTAATGTTACTGCTTCATTTGGTCCTAGAAGTGATAAAGACTTAAATATTATCGTAGATAATATAGTTCAAGCTTGGACAAGTTCAGCTTTACCAAACCATGGGTTTTTAATTAAATGGGAAGGAAGTGCTGAATTTAATACAAGTAAATTAGTACAGCCTGTAATGCAATATTATAGTGTAGATACTAATACAATCTATCCACCAGAATTAGAATTTAGATGGGATGATTCATCCTGGATTACCTCATCAGATATTCCAGTACTAGATCAACAAAATATTTACATTTCATTAGCTGAAAATCCAGGCATATTCTATTCTGAAAGTATAAACAGATTTAGATTAAATGTAAGAGAAAAATATCCTAAACGTGAATATGTAACAGGTTCTTTGTATACTAAACAACATTATCTACCTTCTGCTTCTGCATGGTATGCTGTAAAAGATTTAGATACGAATGAATTTGTTGTAGATTTTGATAACAATTATACTAAAATAAGTGCAGATACTACTTCAAGTTATTTTGATCTATATATGAATGGTTTAGAACCAGAAAGATATTATCAAGTATTAGTTAAAGTTGATGCTGGAGGTAGTACTACAATATACAACGATGAATATTACTTTAAAGTAATTAACGGATAATGGAAACTAAGGTTAATTTAAATAAAGAAGTTTTTGCCAAATTACAATATGAGCAAGTTATTGATACCTCATTTAGTCAATTGGTACCACCTACCTCTTCAATTCCTGAAGAACAACTACCCACAGTTGAAGAATTCTTTCAAGATTATGATGCTTTATTTTTTCAAATCCCAAAAGCAGGAGAAAATTCTCATGAAACCCTTATAGTTAGTAGTACTGATTATATAGGTTATCAACCCTTAAATGATGAAATTCAGGCCTTAACTGAAGAAATTACTTCATTAAGAACACAACTTTTAGAATCCAGACAACAATTAGCAGACTTAGCAAATGGCGGATCAAACTAACATAATACCACTTAATCCAAATAGTTTTTCATCTGAGGTATACTCACCTCAGGATGAAAGTCTAATTACTTCTTTAACTGAAGATAATTCTTATGACTTAACAACGGATTATGTAGAATTTTTTGTATATAGTCTAAATAATGCTATAATAGCCCCCTCAGGTAATGATGGAACTTTTAGTAATTATAGAGTTATAGATAATGAATTATATGTTGATCCCGAAGTTGATACTAATAGATTAGGAATATCTACAGGTACTGTAAATACACTTTACAATTTCTTTAGAAAAAGGTTATCCTCATCTCCACAGTCTACTTACTACATTTCAGAAATTTCATCAAATAGAACTGAAATTAGATTAGATTCTAATCTTATTAGTAGAGCAGATATAATAGCATCTACAAACGAATTTATCTCATATAGAGAACAGGATAAAACATTCCCTGATTTTTATATTAATCTAGGTTCAAATAAATTATACATAGCTAATAACATATTATTAGATACAGATAATACTGTTTTAATCAAATTGTATGAACCATTACCACCAGAAGTACAAACTAAAACCTCACTATGGGTTGTAGAAAAAATATCTGAAGGATTAGCATATAGAGTTGAATTCCCAACAACGGTTCAACTACCAACAGCTCAACAATTTACAATACAGGGTCCCAATTTTAATTTATATAGTAAAGGTGAATTAAATAATTCTACTGATAGTATTACATTAGATGGTTTTACATCACCTAATAGTCAATCTGAAAACCAGATAAGTTCTTTCTTTAATGACCCTAGTGTTAGTATTAGTGTTGATTATAGCAATTTTGGAGAATTTGTTAACTTCTCTTCTGCAAAATCTAGAATTGAAAATTTCTGGTATAAAGTAAGTTTAATTGAATCTTCAAGTGCTCTACTTGCTGATATTTCAAACAATACAAGTGGGGTTTACAATGGAATCAGTACAACTTCATTAAATAATATTATTACTGATACTATTACTAATTTCGATAATTACGAGTATTACTTATATTTTGAATCTAGTTCAGATACATATCCAAAATCAAATACAGAACCTCCATACCAAAATGTTCCCACAGCATCCGCTTTAACATGGTATCAAAATAAAATTACAGAGGCTGAAAATTATGATGATTTAAACCAAGACTGGATTTATTATTCAATACCTGAATATATAAAAGACGATTTAGATAATAGTCAATATTTAAACTTTACCAATATGGTAGGGCAATTCGTTGATGATAATATTTGGGTATACTTAAAAGATACAACAAATAAATGGGATGCCGATAATAGAATTAATGCTGGTGTTTCTAAAGATTTAGTTGCTCAAGTATTAAGAGACATGGGTGTTAAATTGTATCAAAATAATTTTAGCTCAACAGACCTATACTCAGCATTCTTAGGATTTACAGACTCTGGTAGCTTATTCCCATTCCCTTATATGACGGGATCTGTAGAAAGTGCTCCTGGAATTTTAGATACTCCTGATGGATATGAATACATTACAAACTTCATATCATCTAGTGACGAGGCTATACCATTAGACGACATAAATAAGCGCATTTACAAGCGTATCTATCATAACTTGCCATACCTACTGAAGTCGAAAGGGACTATAGCAGGTCTGCGTACTTTAATAACAGCATATGGTATTCCTGATACAATTTTACGTATTAGTGAATTTGGGGGTAAAGATAAAATCAATACAAACGATTGGGATCTTTGGAAACATCAATATAATTATAAAGCAGATAAAACACTTGATAGGGGTCTAATATCTACTGACTGGACATTAAACCCAGCTTGGCAATCCCCCAATCAAAAGCCATCTACCCTTCAATTTAGATTTAATGCAGGTTTACCTTCAGGTAGCTTTGGTATAGTTGAGGCCTCACAATCCTTATGGATGCTTAATAGAGATGCTGCTATAGTATTAGAATATAATACAGATTTAGCTAAAATTCCTACGGCAGATACTTATAGTGGTTCTATAGTAGATCCTACACACCAATATGCTACATTAAAATTTACCCCAAATAATTTTAGCGATATAGCTTCTATAACTTTACCATTTTTAGATGGAGGTTGGTGGAATGTTTCTGTAACTAATGAAGGTTCTAACTTTACACTTTTTGCTGGGAATAAAATATATTCTGGAAGTGATGGTTCTCAAATAGGATTTTATGCTACTTCTAGCCTTACAGCAGTAAATCCACAAAATTGGGCACTAAGTACAGAGAGTTATTTCCCATCTCGTAATGGTCTTAGTACTACCTTTTCTACAGGAACATATGAGTCCTTAAGTGGTTCTTACCAAGAAATTAGATACTTTACCACACCACTTACAGAAAATGTATTTAAGGATTATGTAATGAATCCTCAATCTACAGAAGGTAATGGGATAAATGGTTCTACAAACCAATTAACATTTAGAGCTTCATTAGGGGGTGATCTATACACAGGGTCTGTTTCTATACACCCTAAAGTATCGGGTCCAACTGGATATCCAACATCTTCATTTGTTGCTGATTCTAATTTTACTACATCATTTATTGGTTTTAGTGAAAATAAAGAATGGATATTCTACGATTCACCACCAGTTGGTATAAAAAATAGAAACACAGATAAGATTAAACGTCAAGATTTAATTTTACCCCCAGGAAATACTTATAATACAGGCTCACTAGGTGTAAATGCTTTATCTAACCAAAAATCAATTCAACAAAAATCATATACTACTCAAGATTATACTAATAACCTTAATCTTTTAGAAGTAGCATTCTCACCACAAAACCAAATCAATGACGATATCATTGATCAAATTGGTTACTTTAACGTAGGTGATTATATAGGTGATCCAAGATTAATATCTTCAAGTGCTGATACATATCCTTCACTAGTTGAATTATCAAAACAATATTTCGAAAAATACACATCAAGTTATGATGTTTACGATTACATTAGATTAATCAAATTCTTTGATAACTCGTTATTTAAGATGATTAAAGATTTTGTTCCTTCAAGAACAGGTCTTGCTTCTGGTATTGTAGTTAAACAACATATCTTAGAAAGACAAAAATACCCAACACCACAAGCAGAATGGACTAGACCTGAATACACAGGTTCAATTGGTTCAACTCCTGCTTTATTTAGTGGTAGTAGGTACTATGAAGCATCCACAGATTTTGAATCTTTCCCAATAGTAATTCCATCGGGTTCAGATGGTGGTACTTTCCTTCCTGGATATGTAACACAAAGTTGGGATGGTATCAATGTAACACCTTTAGGAGATGTTCCATTTACCCAAAACAATAAAGAAGAGTTTATTGATGGTGAATTTAGTGGATCTGTAATTACAGTAACTGATGGTGAACTAAATACTGAATGTGATGTATTTAAAAAAGCAGATACTACAGAAATTCAATATTATCTATCATCCTCAGTTCCCCAAAACACTAGTGATTTTATAAACACCCCAGGTACAGGTGCTGGTTATACAATGATGGATACTTCTACCAATGATGGTTTAAAAATCTATTTACAATGGACTTTTGATAGAAAAGAAGCAGCTGGATTTGGTATTAATGCTACTGATTACTATTGGAATGTAGTTGGATTCGCTATAAAAATCCCAGAATCAGCTAATGCTGTTGAAGTAGAAGATTATATTACATCATTAAAAGAACTTAAACTACTAGATGTTAACTTTGTAGGTTCAGATGTTACAGGATTGACTGGTTGGTCAGGTATTTCTAATAAAACATTTACAAATGCTGTAGATCCTGTTTTAATACCAAAATCATTTAAAGTATATAATGCTTACCTAAATTCAGGTAGATTTATTTATGTTGAGACGCAACCATCAGAAATGGAATTTAGCTTTAGATTAAATGCTTTTGGAGGTGTTGAAGGTGACTTATATGGTTTTGATATAGCATCTAAAGGTTTAATAAATACTATATTTGACCCTTTTGTTCCTCAAACATTCCAAAATAGTGATTGTAATCCAATAATTAATAACGCTACAGATATTACACCTTCAACAGTGTATTATGATGTAGATTATGCTAATAATCCTAATGTAGCAGTTAACTTTGGCACTATTATGTCAGGTTCTGCCTCTAAAGCAAAAATACAAGATTACAATTACCATGCTCGTAGAAGTATTATTCCTAGATATAGTGGATCTAAAAATACTTCTGATGAATATAATGTTTTAGATGGTGCTATTGATGCTACACAAGCTTACTTTGCTTATTTTAATTATGTAGGCGGAACAGCCCCAGAATGGGGTAATGGCATAGCAGATCGTAGTGGAATAAATGTTAGATTTTTTCTAGATGTTAATGGTAATATTATTAAACCAATAGCAGATTCTCAAGGTATAAACCAACGCACAGTTGAAAACAACTTTACGGAAGGTAAAATTGCTACTGTAGCATTTGATGATGAAGCAGGTGCTTCAGCAGCATTTGCAAACTTATTAGGAGACCATACAATTTTTAAAAGTGGAAAGGACATTACTCCTATTATATATTCTCAAACCGCAAGTATTGCCCCTGGTGAGACTGGGGGATATACTAGCTCTTTAGAATTTGTTGAAAATGATGCACCTTCTGCTGCCCTTGATTATAGACTTACAGCCAATGCGGGTCCTCCAAATTATTTACAAATAACGGGGAATGGTGTACTTGCTTTTGCAAATATTGCATTCCAAGCTACTCAAGCTGACGTACAGACCACAGGTGGTGTTACCTGGGCTTATAAACCAAAATTAAGTCCTTCTTCTGATGGTGTAACCCTAAACATTACAGCCACAATACAAAATGTCTTTGGTCCTTATGCTACAACAAATGATATACAACTTTATAAAAGTATTGATAATGGATTCTCATTTACCGCAGTAGGTACTTCTACATCGTGTAATTGGAATGTTGCAGGTACAAATACATTCTCAGTTTCTTATAGTGATCCTTCAGCAGGTGCAGGTCATCTTTACCAACTTCAAGTTACTAACTTTTCAGGAGCAAATGTAACTCTGGATAATACTTCATTCTTTGATGTAAACCAATCCCCATTACCTGCTTTAGGTCCCGCAGGTCCTAACTTTTTTACTAAATTAAACAGTACATTAAGCTTACATTCATCTTTTAATTCTTACTATGGTTTAAAACAAGTAGATATAAAAAATACTGGATTTTTTGGTATTACAAATCCTTTTACAATCCAAGTAGGAGATGAAATTAGATTTCAAGGTACAGAAACACAAGCTTATAAAGTAGTAGAAGTTTATGAAAATACAAATCCAAAATCCTTCCTTTTAGATAGATATATATCTGCAACTAACTTAGACTGGTTCTTAGTTAGAAGGTATGTTGATAATCCTGCTAATATTATTCTAGAAGTAGATAAACCAGCAGGAGGTACTTCACCAGGTATTTTAAAACCACAATACTTATCTAGAAATGCTGAAGATAATATTGATACTATTTTAGAAAACTTAAGGCGAGATTCGTTAATTTAAACTATAATTTGGCGTAAAATTAAAACTAACATATATTTATAATAAACAACATTAGAAAATGGGATATTTAAATAATTCAGTAGTAACAGTAGATGCTATCCTTACAACAAGAGGTAGACAACTGTTAGCTCAAAATGACGGTTCATTCGTAATCACTCAATTTGCCCTAGCAGATGATGAGATTGATTATACACTTTATAATCCAACCCACCCTTCAGGTTCAGCTTACTACGGTCAAGCTATTGAAGGTATGCCTTTGTTGGAGGCATTTCCAAACGAGACACAAATCATGAAGTATAAGTTAACTACTTTACCTCGTGGTACTGCTAAAATGCCTATCCTAGATGTTGGTTACACTAATATTGTAATTAAACAAGGTGCTTCATTAGCAATTACTCCTCAAACATTAAATTACTTAGGTGGTAATCAATCGGAAACTTCTGGTTATACTGCTACAATTTCTGATGTTAGATTATTTAATACGTTTGATGGAGTTGGTATCAATACAGCAGATGCAACTGCTCTTAACACTTCAAATGTTACTTTAGGTACAAATGTATCTAAAACAGTTGTTGGTACTACTATTAACTTAACAGCAACTACTGTAAATACATTATTTGGTTCAAATACTCAACTAAGAGCTACTTTAGTAATTGAAGGTAGAGACTCAGGAGCAAGAATTCAAGTACCTGTAACAGTAACTAAAGTATCCTAAAATTTAGATTATGTCATTTAAAGCATTCGAACAAGACGATTTTGTAGTATCAGCTGATAGCATTACCGCTGGTTTATTTACAGGTAATGAGCCTACACTTACTACATTTTTTACTTCATCAACCCAAGTAGCAAATTCTAATGGTGACTATTATGTTAATGTATTTAACTCATCTTCATTAACAGATATCCAATTTGCAATTGCTTATGGTGATGTTGATGGTAGTGGTTCTATAGAATATGATAGTGCAGTACCGGGAAAATCTCCATCTTCAACTAATTATGGTCAATACCGTACTTTAGTATTAGGAGATGAATTAGCAGAATTTACATTTGGTGGTGTAACAGCTCCTAATTTCTATGTAATCTCAGTAGATAGAAACAGATACAAAGAAGGTCTATTCCCAGGTTCAACTACATTACTCCTTTCAGGTTCAGGACAAACTATTTCACTTACAGATAACTCTCAAGTTTCTACAACAGTAGAATTTAATGATGCAGGTAGAGTATTCCAATTAGTTTCTGGTTCAGCAGGTGTTGTAAGTTCTGCTTCACCAGGGGAAAATGGTTATTCACTTTCAGGTTCATATGGTTTATTCTTACCAGATATTGCTACTTATATTTTAAATCCTTTAGCATTAGATGCTAATGTTGCAAATGGTGGTATTTTATTAGGTACAACTAGAGGTGATAATGTTGATAGTGGAAATGCTGGTAGATTATACGATGCCATTGTAGGAGGTGCTTCATTCACAGCCAACTCAGAAGAAACAATTACTTCCGATTTTATCTTTGTAAGACCAAGAAGTTCAGAATTTAACTATTCAGAAAACCCATCATTTATCTCAGGCTCAACTGGTGAAGTATTATATAGCTCATTTATTAATAATCCTACTACTTATGTAACTACAGTAGGTTTATACAATAATGCTAGTGAATTATTAGCAGTAGCTAAATTATCAACTCCTTTAGAGAAAGACTTTACAAAGGAAGCTCTTATTAGAGTTAAGCTTGACTTCTAAAATGAATGGCAGCCTACAAACAATTTTTATCATCTGATGTAATAGTTACCCCATTTGAGGTTAACAAAGGGTTTACTTTCTTTTCGTCTTCCTTTGGGGATCCTGATGTTCAAATTTGGACATATCAAGGTAAAAATAGTGATCCTGTTACTCAAGTAGGTCAATTTAATGGGATTAGAAAAAATTTACTTTATAATTCTATTAAACAGTTATATTACTCAAATTACCTATCTTCTAGTACAGGTGACATGCCTGTATCTGCAAGTATTCTTCCTGGAGAAACACCTGAAGGTGATGTATTAAGAGGTCCTTCTTCTTCTACTGGTAGATACTATAATTATTTAGATTCTTCTTTAACCGCATCTAGATATTTTCCAACAGCCTCTGATTCTGAAATAGCTGTATTCTCTATCCCATCACGTTTATTTGGGGATTACATCCAACCTGAATCTTTTATTTGGCAAGATGATGATAACAGAGTTACATATACGGATGATGGTGAAGGTAATATTATATCTTCTCAGTTATCTAAAAAAGTAGGAAATATTATTTACCAACATGGAATAGTTATTATAACAAACGATCAATACATAAGCGTAGCAGATATTACTCAAGCTACAAACGTAACTTGTTCATTTAGTAGTTCATATGAAATATTCGAAACACAATATAAAGCAACAATAAACGAATTCGAATATAATTTCTCTCAAAACCCATCTATAATTTCAGGTTCTACAGATGGTTCAGTATATGATTTTACAACAGGTAGTTTCTTCCAACCATACGTTACTACAGTAGGTTTATATAATGAGGCTCAAGAGTTACTAGCAGTAGGTAAATTAGCTCAACCTTACCCCCTTTCTCGTACTACTGATACGACATTCTACATTAACATAGATAGATAAAATTATGAATTGGTTATATAAAGGCGAGGAGATGACCTCATTAGAGGACTTCCCTCCTTCAACATTCGGTTTCGTATATAGAATTACTCACATTCCAAGTGGTAAAGCCTATATAGGAAAAAAATTCGTTAAATTTACTCGTAAAGCTAAATTAACTAAAAAAGATTTAGCATTATATGAAGGTACTAAAGGTAGAAAACCATC